ATGAACGTATTAAAGCCATGGTTGCCATTGATTACCATCGTCGGCTTAGGTAGCGTGATAGCCTGCTACTTTATGAGTGATCACTATCTCCGGTTTACGGAGGAAGTACAACTGGCGAGCGGAGAGCTTATCGCGGTTGACCGTAAGTTTAAAACGGAAGCACTTGGTGAAATTGGTGGGCCAGGAGGATGGGATGCCAAGTTTAACAGCATGGTCATCATCAGACCGCTTCGCGACGGTAATCCGCCAATCTGGCAATCAGAGATTGGCTTGATTCCCATCTTGTTTGATCAGGATACAGGGACCAAAGAATGGTTTGTCGTGACTACTTTTTACATGTGTGACGCATGGAGAAAAATAGGAAAACCGAAACTGCCGTATGCCGAATTCCGGTTGCGTAACGGACAGTGGCAACAGGTTGATTTGTCGCCGCAACATATAGGGAGGCCTGCAAATATTCTGACAAGAATTAGTAATAAAGCTGAGCTGGCTTATCACACAATTAATACCAAAATAGAGCGTATGAGTGTTCAAGGGATGTCGCCCGAATACGCAAAAATTGTTGCTGAATCATCGTTCTGTAAAAATTAATGCAGCGTTTAATTTAACCAATAATTCAGGAGTCATTATGGCTACAACTGTAGTTGTCTGAGAGGGAATGATATAAATACCCAAGAATTACTGAGATAAATGGGAAGAGATGGGATGATACGGGAAGAAATGGAACGGTAAAATAAAAAAAAGTTACAGACTGGGAAAAGAGATGCGGGTCCGATTGAGACCCGCTTTTTATTACAGGAACATATCTGTTTGGCGCTTAGCGGTTTCTTCTTTTTGGACAGTTTTAACTATCTTATATATCCACTGCAGGGAAACGTGGTGCTTCCTCGCCAGCTCGCTGTGATTGATTCCATTGAATTCGTTGTAAATTGCTTGGTCACGCTGAGACAGCTTATATGAAAGCCCCATGGGGAAATATATATTCTGTCCGCCCCAGTGACCAGCCATACGATCCGCAATCTCTCGGCCGAGCTGCTCCGCTTGCTCTTTGTCTAGTTTTGCAAGCTCTATCAGAGTGACTGCCACGTGTTGCGCCAGATCGATAAGTAATTCTGGCCCTTTGCTACGGAACTCATTTGCCATTTGTTACCTCCTCAATTTGCTTTAATTTTTGCAACATCTGTGCCGAAACCTGTTTAGTGATGTTGGTCGTTTGAAACCATTCTTTAGACAGCATGTGTATGTCCGACGTTGTTAAAAGCCCTTGACTGCACAATTGGAACGCCATCTTTTTAATCTTCTTCTCATCACGCCACCGCCACTGCTTGAGTTTCTCTATCGTCTTCTGAGCTGTTTCAACAGTGAGCCACTGAAGTGCTGCAACTCCGGTTTCACGTTTTACCCAGGCGGATAGAGCCCTTTCACTTGGGTCCTGAACATATCCGAGCCCAGCCAACTCAAGCCAAAGACCTCGCAGCATTTTTGCCTGTTCGCTGTCGGCCTGTGGTCGATCTTTTGTTTTGGAACGCACTTTAAAGCCCGAACGTTTCAGGTGATCCAATACCTTTTTCAGTTCTGGAACACTCATCTTGGTAGTAGAGTTCGGCAATTCCAAACCAGTCAACATCGATCGATAGACATCATCGTCCAGTCCCAGTTGGGATTTCGCGATATGAATCAGTTGTATGTATTGCGTACGATTTTTCATTTAATTGGCTGCTCATCAGTACCAGACAACCACGCCTGGCAGACCAAACCGAGGATTAACTCGGTCTGGTTTCGCTTAAGTCGCTTTATTTGTTAACCAGGTCTTTGAACGACTTGGCCGGGCTAAATTTCGGCGCACGTTTCGCTGGAATTTCAATGTCTTCACCCGTTTTAGGATTACGACCTGTACGCGCTGCGCGGTCGGTTGCGCTGAATTTCCCAAGCTCGGTAATAGTGATTTCACTACCAGCGCGCACGGCGTCTTTAACGGCTAATACCAGTGCTGTGAGGACTGCTTCCGCTTGTGTTTTGGTGACATCTGCTGATTCGGCGAGGTGTTTAACGAGTTCTGCTTTGTTCATGATTGCTCCGTAAAAATTGAATTATGAGAAATGACCCGTACGTGGGTCAGTCGGCACACTCACACTGGGAAAGGTTACCTATGCATGTGCTGTCGCCGTTACCCGCCACCTGCGACTGGGCGCGCACCACAACTAAACTGAGGCGAAATCCATGCTGATTGCGTCGTACTGATCTGTGCCATCACGCCGTTGATAGAAGCGCACGTATTGTTTGCTGCCGACGACCTGGACAGATTCGCCTATGGCAACCATCGCGCGCTGCCAGCGTTCGTCTTGTATGTCAAGACGGCGCAGGCCAAGAATGCGCCCGTGGTTCAGATTGCCTTCTTTGTCTGTTTTGAAGGCGTCTTGCACCAGGACTTGAATCTCAGGGCTGGAGCCTTGGCTCCATTCCTTGATGCATTCGTCGATCAGCTCTTTAGCAGCTTGCAGGCGTTCGTCAAACTGGATGTTTTCAGAGACGGCGAATTGCACTTTGTATTTGCCATCAAACGAAAACAGCGTCACATTGCCTTTTTTGCCGCCAAGCTTGACGTCGTATTGTTCGACGCTCAGATCGATAAAGGCATTGATGTTGTTGAATGTGGCTGTCTTAAAGTCGGCAAGCGTCTTATTGACTGCGGCAGCTTTATTGATCAGTTCACGTACCAGCGTGTCACGTTCACGGTCTATCGGTTTAATTAAGGCTTCTGGTATCAGGCGGCCTTGCGCGTCTTGCTGGTATCCAGCCGGGATGGTTTGGTTTGTCATGGTTTCTCCTGTTAAATATCAGTAGGGCCGATAGGAATACGGCGTGGTTTTTCAGATGCTGGTGTTACTGGCCGTGGTTTCTGTGGTGCCTGGTTCTGGGGTTGAAATACATTCATGCTGTGGCTTTCTTTTTAAAAACTGATCAAGGTGCTGGCGGGTGCTGGCTGGCATTGCTGTACGTGGCTGTTCTGCAATTGCCTGGATAGCTGCCGGTACGCCGACCGTAGTGGTTTGAGGGCGATGATTTCCTGTGCCCGCATGGCCTGCGCGTTGCTGCTCAGTGCGAGTTTCTGCTTGTGCCTCTGTTTTGCTGGCATAGCCGGTGATGACTTCCAACAAATAGCCGTGACTGTTTAAGGGCAGACGCAGACCGGTATTGCTGTGGGCGCGTTGCACTACTTCTTCAAAGCCCTGACGCCAGTAGTCAGCCGGTGCAGGCCAGATGCGGCCACTACGTTGAATAGTCGCTGGGGCGATCAGTGCGACCAGTTCATTCGCCAAACTAGCAACGCGCTCATAACGCATCGCTGTTTTTGCTGGCGCAAATAAGCCGATGTAAGCCAGCATGGGACGCAGTAATTTGCGGCCTTCCGCGTGTACATTGACCAGTGCAAGCATGGTGTCACGGACGCCCTGGTGCGCAAAAACGACATCCCAGCTCAATGGGTTGCGGCAGACTGGGCAGTCAAATGTAGGCAAACTCGACATCTCAGTTGCCTCCAACCTCAAGCATTTCGACACGCAAATCGGAGCGTTTCATAAGTAACTCGCGGCGTTTTTTTTCTACGTCGATCTGATTCGCCTTTAAATCGTCCACATAGTCACCCAGTGCACGGTATTGGCAATCAATGCGCCATATCTGGAATGCTTTTGTGATGCGTTTTACGCCGTTTCTCACTACGACACGCAAGACATGGTTGTTCACAGGTCCATTTATTTTTGCGATTTTCATACCATCTCCTATTTGTGACAGTTGCTTAGGCGCGTACTGCAGCAGCAATTAAGTCGCCAGTGATTCTGCTGGCACCGATCTTCACTGCCTCATTCATCGCACCGGCCACCAGGTTGTTCACCGCCAGCGGATAGCACAGCGATTTCGTTTTGACAGCGCGGTTACCACGCGAACCTTCAGTTTCAGAGCGACGCAGACGATTACGGATTTCATCAACCGCACTGATGTCAAAGATCGCATCAAAGTTGGCATCGACTCTGGCAAATTTGTGGCGCAGATAGGCTTCAACTTGATTGTCCAAAGGCAGCAGCTTCACCGTCTCGCAGCGCTGCACCACCTCGCGCACCTCTGGGTTGCTCTCGCTGAGCTTCCATTCCAGTTCGGTCTGGCCGATTAAAATGATCGCAAGCAGTTTCTTGAAACCTTCTTGCAGCTCAAAAAAACGCTTTAAGTGTTTCAACGTTGGGATAGGTAAACCATGTGCCTCTTCAATTATCAGCACATGCTGACGCCCAGTCTGAGCAGAGGCACGAAGCAAGTCATGCATCTGCTTAGCACGGGCTTCACCACCACGACGTGGCTTGGCATTCGGGTCGATGGTAGTAATGATGGCGGCCGCAATATCGATAGACTTGATCATCTTGCCCTTAGCATCGTTGTCTTCCAAACCCAGCACGTAAGGCTCAATCACTGTGATCGGTTCATGGTTCACATTGATCCATTCAATCAGGTCATGGCGCAAGGTGGATTTGCCGGCACCGGATTCACCGGTAATTGCCGTTATGCCGCCGTGCTTTGCGGTCTGACGTATTGCGGCGCGCACATAACGGATGTCGTCCGACAAAAATACGTCGGCATCACTCGTCATTTCATCAGTGAAAGGGTCACGTGGAATCTTGAACTTACGGCGGGCATCGGCAGTTAATGTGTGTTTTCGTAGTAGCATATCGACGGGCTCCTTTTCGTTTGTGGATGGGTGTTCTTCCGAAACAGTGCTTGTCTTGGCGGATGACACTGCTTCGGATTCTTCGGGTTTTTCTTCTTTAAACAGATTGCGGATGTGGCCGTTGTTGGCACCATGGGCGAACAAAAATGCCTTCACTTGCGAAGTGATGATTTCCCGCTCGGTAGTGCGTGGCCAGTCATCGTGGTTCACGATTTGCGCCAGCGTGGCCTGGCTCATCGGGCGGCCATTGGCCATCAAGACTTTGGCGGCCAGTGCAGACTGCGGCAATCGCAGTTCAACCAGGACGCGTTTCAATTTCAGTGCCATGTTTCATCTTCCTTATCGATTTAAACTGCCCGCAGGCCACCGGCTGCTCGTTTCGGTGCTGACTGGGCGGGATTGATAAACTGATCGATGAGCGCGTCGATCTGGTCTTCGGGAACACCATCTGCATAACGTGCTTGCAGAAAAGCGTTTTCTTCTTCACTGAGATTGCGTTTGATAGCAGCCGCAATCCGTAACATCGCTGCAATGGCGGACAACTTCGGCACCTCAATTCGCAAATGTGCTGGTGCTTCGATTTCATCTCCTTGCTTCGGTATGAAGGTCGGCATTTCCACTTTTTGCAAATAGGAATGTGCATCCAGCTTGTTTGCAAACGGCGTCGCTTTACGGTTGCGCGCCGCCTTCACTTCATCTTTATCCATGTCCGGATAGGCCATTGCATCCATATCCTTCGCGGCATGCTCAATCGCGGTATCTGGCATCGCCTTGTACTCTTCGCCGATCACGCTACCTGACAGAGATTGACCGAAACGGTCATAGTTGCGATCTGGTTCTATCCGATAAGTCAGCATTTCGCCGTCATAGCGCGGTGCCTGAATCTGGATCGCACAGTCGCCATACACCAGCGGCCGCACTTGCACCTTGTCGCCAACATTCACGCCATCCAGATCACGCAGGCTGTAAAGCATTGACCGTTCTGAGTCCGGATGTTTGAAATCAATGGTCAGGTTTGGCTTCACCTTACGTTCTTGTTCTCGCGCCACCATCAGCGCCCGACATACCTCTATCGCTGGCAACAGACGCAGTTGCGCTGCCGTCACCAATTGCCACAGGTCATAACGCGATATCGGTTGCACCAAACCATCACGGCGCAGACGCGTATCCTGTCCAGGTATCAGATTTGCGTTATAGGCATTCGCCCAGGCGAAGGCGCGTTCGTTCAGTTCGCGGATATCTGTCACCGGCTCAAAGCGCAAGCGAGATTCAAACTGCGTCTCAACGATGTTATTGCCGTTCTCCACACCGCCTTTAGCGCGTGAATTGCCGGCTTCATGCTCCAGTGGCGTCACTTCCAGATGTACAAGCAAGTTCTTGATTGCCGCACTGGTATTGGCCGTACCCTTATCCCACAACACAAACTTTGGGACGCCATGAAAAAGACGGCCAGGTGTCACACTCCAGCAAAACATCAGGAAATCAAACAAACTGTGCTGGTTTTCGACCAAAGCCTCGACATACCACGGCACCAGCAAGCCACTGGCGCGGTCATACATCACATACCGGTACACCTTGAATTTCACTTTGGCGTAGTTCTCCAGCTTGTTCTTGTAAAACTCGCGGTCGCGCATCATGTGCTGCTTACCGTTCATGTAATAGATCAGGCACAAAGAAGGATCGACCTCATGTACGTGATTCGGATGTAAAGCACGTAGCGACTGCACTGGCGATGCATTGCGCTGAGCAGCGACATTCAGCTTCCGATCGCGGATCAGCTTGTTTAGGTGCCCATTGCTGACATTAAAGGCGACCCCGTTTTGCTCCAGCATGCCGCGCGCCGTGGTGGTGAACAGTGTTTGCTTGCCGTTGTCGCGGATAGCCTCTCGCTGTACCGCACCCAAGATCGTTAAGGCTTCTGCTGCCACACTGGTCTTGCCCTTGTCAGCACGCGCCTTGCGCGCTGGCCCCCAGCCGCAAGCCGATTTCAACTTGCGGTAAATGGTTTGCTGCGACCAGCCCAGAAAGCCCTGGGCTGCATCCATAATCGGACCGCGATCGCCATGGCCGGCGGCGTCCAGCTTCCTGGCTAACTCACTCAGGTAATCGCGGATGTCCGGGCTGATAGAAGTATTCACCTGGCTCTCCCGGTTCAGGCAGCCAGCAATTGTTGGCGGGCTTCGTCGATATAGCCGCCAAAACGTAAGCGCAACTCGTGCTGTGCATTGGCTACCAGCGTCGCCGTGCGCTCCACGGCATCGGACAAGTGCAGCAACACCGTCAGCACCTCCGTTGGCATGGCTGCTGCGTTCTCCGGGTCGTAATCTGGCTGCTGCGCCAGTTCGCTATTCGTCCAGGCATCCAACGCTTCCACCGCTTGCAGATGGCGGGCGACGGCTTCGTCGATGATGGATTGACGTTGGGTGATTTCTTCCTTGAACGGAGCCACACGTTCATCCCAGGACGAAGTGCGCAGTTGCAGCTTTTCCAGGCTAGTCTGCACTTGATCAAGCTTTTTATTCTTCTCGGTTAAGACTTTTTCAGTCGCCTTTTGGTCGGCTTCCAGGTCGGCTACCTTGCTGATCAATGCTTCTTTTTCTTTGGCGTGTTTGGTAACCAGTGACTCAGCCAGATCGATGAAGGCTTCCTTGTCGCCAGATTTCGCGACTTCCAGTAAAGCTGTTTTTTCGTCGTCAGGCAGCTTGCGATATTGACGCATTTCGCGATAGCCTATGCCCATGCGGGACATGCTTTCTAGCGCGTCTTCGCCGAAAGATTTAAGGTTTGCAATATCGAGATCAACTTTTTCGCGCGATACACCCAACAAGCCACAGAACTCATCCCACGTACCGGAAAACTGGTAACCGTTACCAGTCTGTTTTCCGCTAAGTGCTTGATATAGCTTGTTTTCTTTGACGTAAGCTAATTTTGAAGTGGTAACCGTTACCGAAAACTTAGCAAACGCATCGGCCATCTGCGCTTGCCCGAGCAACTGATTGACCAGATCGCGGTCGTTTGAATAACCCTGAGTAATAACAGCCAAATCAGACGCAATTTCTACATGCTCCTGATGCGCGGCTGGAATACCAGCGTCAATTTTTACGTCTGCTGCTTGTGCTTTTGGTGTACGTGCCATTTTCTTTATCCTCTTGAGTAACGGTTTTTCAATTCAGCCATGCGGCTCTCTGTACGATTCACATGATCAAAATGGGCAATAGCGATCTGAATGAACTTCGGACCCAGCCGCCAATGGCCAGTGCGCTCATCTTGTTCACCCATGCCTGCGGTTTTCAAATTTTCTAAATCGCGTTTAATAACTGGTGCTTTTTCATTGAGCGACTTAGCAATAGACGTGAGAGACAAACCGTCAAATTCATTGCCAGCCAAGACGCGAACCACTGCAAGTAAGCGCTGTTGCCCCGCGTTGGTGTAGTTAGTTTTAGTCATGCGATTCCTCTCCGAAATTGAATTCAGGAGCGCCGTGTTTTTGCACGTTCGCATGATGAAATGCCACTTGTTGCAAATGGTTGGTCAACGCCTCACTGGTTGCAGCCACGTCAGCTTTGCCGGCGTAAAATTGGGTGAGCAATTCCAGGGCTGAAGCAAAACCACTATGCAAACCGATCACATCAGCATCCTGCAGTTGTCGTCCGCTTGGAATGGTGATCAGCATCTTTCCGGACGATGCAGCCAACCAGCGAGTGACATAATCGATCCCGCATGCTGCTTCGTAACTACGAATCAAAACTGCCGGCATGCGTCCGTTTTCCAGCCATTTATATAGAGACCAGTGATCAGCCAATCCCATCAGCTCAGCAATCCGTTCGATCGAACGGTTGTGGCGGCTACGCGCATACTCCTTGCACCACTCCAATGCCTGGCGCAAATTACTGGCTTGCAGGGCATTCCAATTTCGCCTTTTTTTTGTATTCATTGATCTTCCTTCAGCTTTTTGGCTTTCCAAACAAATAACTGTTTTGGTACTATTCAATGTCGGTTAGTTAATCTAACCTTCAGCCCTTATTCATTCAGGTGATGAGGCAGAAATGGCAGACATTGATTTTCATGAATTGGCTGGTCGCATTGAAGGGACGACCCGCGCATTGCTCTTGCTGGTGGCAAAGCTGGAATGCACTGCTGCCTTTGATGGTTCACGCTATACAGATGATTTGCGTAACGTGGCACGTGGTTTGCAAATGCAAACAGAGCATCAGGGCGCAACGCAACGTACGTTGAATGAGATAGCTCTTTCGTTAGAGCTGGATAGGCAGCACCAAGTACAGCGCGATCCAGCGGAGATCCAAAGCGGCTAGTATTCATGGCTTGCCTCAGGCAGCAACAAGTTGACGATTGACTTCGCCATCTTTGAGACCAAGCTCAACTGCGATGTTGTGGCAATCGCCGCGCAGGCATTTGCGTTTCGGATTGATGTCATCGTCGTTGATGATCTCAATCACCATATTTGGACTGTAGCCACGTTGTTTGGCCCAGGCTGTGTAAGAAAGCCCTTTGCGGGCGAACTCTTTGCGGATTGCATCGCGTGTTTTAGACATGGCATTGCGTCCTTGTTTGTGTGCGCTTGTTTGACAGAACAAGCATTGTTTTGAACTGGTGAGAATCATTATAGTAACTAAATAGTTACCTGTAAATGATTATTTGGAGATTTATTTGTGACTATTGGCGAAAGATTGAAGGAAGAGCGTGAGCGTCTTGACTTCACGCAACCAGCGTTTGCCGGACTCGCTGAGACCACGAAAAAAAGCCAGATTGATTATGAGAAAGATTTAACCCAACCTAAGGCGGGCTATTTGGCTGCGATAGCCAAAGTTGGTGCAGATGTTCAATACATCGTGACTGGAGAGCGCAGAGGTAGCGGCCTCGGCGAGGCGGCAGTGCATCAAGCTGTGATCGATGCTGTTGACCTGCTGTCGCTGGATAAAAAGGTGGATGCCAGTCAGTTAGCCAAAGCCGTCGTTAAGCTTTGTGCAAAGTCAGGTGCTGCGTCAACAACACCGCCGCAACAGCATTTTGAAGGTGGTCAGCAGATATTTCATCAAGCACCTACTGGTGAATTTGCAGCACGGGACATCATTAAAGGAAAGGCAAGTAAAGGGAAATGACGACGCAAGAATTCAAAGGGCCAGTTGATAATGTCGCGGGGCGAGATATTAATATTTACCCACCAACTGAGCCTGTCGAAATAGACCCGTCTGTCAGCCGATACTGCTCACAATGCGATGGAGTCACGTGGCGCTATACCCGACATTGCATACATTGTGGTTTTGATCAATTCGTGCACGATGCAGACGTCAATGCGGCCAGACTTCAAAAATTTAAGATAAAACTTGGTATGGGGCTTGCTGTAATTGGTTTTTCATTAGCGACACTCGGTAATTATCTTCCTCAAAAAATGCGTGTGTGGACGCTGTCGATAGGTGGACTTTGTCTTTTAGCAGCAATGGGTATCGTAAAAAATTAGTCAGGCAAAAGTATAAATTTGTGAAGATGCAATGCCTCACGACCAAAAGGCTGCATCAGTCAGTTTTTGCGGTGTCAAGAAAAAATAAGGTAAGCATGAATCAAGAGTTTAAAGGGACTGTCGACAACGTGGCTGGTCGTGATATCCATGTACAAGACAAGTCCACCAGTAACAGTAATGTCATCAATCTGAACCTGAATGGTGTAAATGCACAAAGTACTCAGCCCTTATCGGGTGAGCCGATCACTTGGCAACAAGCTGAAGAAATTCGCGAACTGGTGAACTACATCGCTGAAAGATCGAAACTCGACAAAATTGAAGTGTACCGTAAATTTTCAGCACACTTTGATGGCATTAAATATGTCGAGTTGCCGAGAGAACGTTACCGTGAAGCAGCTAAATGGTTAGGGGATTGGGCAGAACGTCTGTTGCCGCCGGCCAACCCGCAGCAATCAAACTCGGGTTCATCTATTGCACCGAAAGAACCACTTAAAACAAGCACCATGCAGCAAATTAGTAAACCTTGCTTGCATTGTGCAGAGACCAATAAAACAATCGCTACCTCGCATCGCATCCTCTTTGTTGTTTCAATTATCGCTGTTGCTGCCATGTTAGTAGTTGCATATCTGCTCCACAAAAATCATGCGTTGGCAGACTCACTGGATATCGCTGAGGCACATTCGAAGCAATGTGAGTTCGATAGTAAAACGTATTCTGTTGGCAGCTCGCTTGTTAGAAAAGATCAAGAAACGATAGAGTGTGTGATCGATAGCAATGGAGCTACGCCAAAATGGATTATCAACAAACCAAAGATTGAAAAAAAATATATCCCAAAAAGAAAACACACAGACAGCTTTAGCGAACAGCCTGACGCGTATTGAGGACTACAATGAAAAAAATTGCTTTTTATTTCTGTTCCATATTTTTGCTGATTGGGTGTGGCGACGATGCACCCAAGAGCACACAAGATGATGGTTGGACCATAACTCCAAGCACAGAGGCGCAGCCAAGTGGTCAAAAAATTTTAGAACCGCTCTCTATCTCATCAGCACAATTTTTAGCTAAAGGCACCTTCCGTGTTATCACGGAGGCAGAACAGTCTTTAAACGATGGCATTAAGCTTCACGATGAGGCTGGGATAGCCAGGCAAGTCCGCAAACCACTCAAATTAGAACTAGAGAAATGGCCGACCTCGCTTGCACAACACCCAAGTGATCAGCGCAAACATTTTGATACTTGTAATGAAGCTGCAGCGCAACTCATGTCTCTGTCTTATACCGCGCTTCAGCAGCAGACCGTCGAAACCTTGAAAAATTTGCGTCATGATGAGGCGTCATTTCAAAAATCAAAACTAGAATGCCAAGCTGCAATTAATAATACTGAGAACTCAGCCAATTTGGCTAAGCAGATTGAGGAAGATACCGAGCTTAAAAAGAAATTTGGCGGAAGAGACTGTTTAACAGTGTTCGATGTGAACAAGACTACTGGTCAAGTTGTAGAAAAACGGAAGCCAGAGCATTGCCCTAAATAGTTTGGCGACTGGATTCAACTCTACCTACTTTACCCCCTGACAAGATCACTTCACGGACCTGAAAATGTACTATCACATCATTATCGAAACCTCAGAAAAAGTCGGAAAAAATGGCAGCAATAAAAAGTACAGTGAGCTAGATAAAACAGATATCAACGACGTAGAAGGCCGGATAATTATTCCTTTTTTAAACGGTGAAAGTTTTCAATTCAATGGATACTTTTTGCAAGCTTCAGAAATTAAGCGGTTGGTTGTAAGAGCGTCGAAAGATACATCAAAAAATTTGGTGGAAATGAAATATAGAAGCATGGGTCGCGGTGTATTTATGGTGCTGCTTGCATCTGACGTCGTTCAGTATGACAGTTACTCCAATGACATCACACAAGAAGTGCTATCCAAGGCAAGAGTATTGATCAATACTCAAAAAAGCATGTCGAGCAAAGATTCATCGGCAATTAGCAATCCATCTTTTGACATGAACAAAGTGTTCATCGTTCACGGTCGGGATGACAGTGCAAAAGCGGAAGTCGCACGTTTTCTTGAAAACTTAGGTTGTTCAGCAATCATCTTGCATGAGCAAGTCAATGCAGGAAAAACGATTATTGAAAAGATTGACGAACATACCAATGTCGGTTTTGGGTTGGTGCTTTATACGCCATGTGATGTTGGTAGATTCTCAAAAGACAAAAATCTAAAGAACAGAGCCCGCCAAAACGTCGTCTTTGAGCATGGCTACCTTTTAGGAAAGCTCGGCCGGGATAAAGTATGTGCACTGGTGAAGGGGGACGTCGAACCTCCGAGCGACATTAGTGGCGTCGTATACGTTCCGTTTGACGATCACGGTGCCTGGAAAATGAAGGTTGTAAAGGAAATGCAACAACTTGGATACGAGGTTGATATGAACAAAGCTCTTTGAACGGATTCGACTACTTAAACAAGATTAAAAGACCCAATCCCCTCTGAGCAAGAAAATGGTGACGTTGTTCACCTTTTCTTGATTCGGAGGATAAATGTCTCGTAATACCTACTACCTGGCACCACATCATCGGTTACCACGCGATGCAGTATGGTTGCTGATCTCTATCATTCTGCTGATCGTTATCTGGCGCATTGCGCCACAGCAGTTGCCCATCGTTCCCTATAAGCTTTGTCTCGTGACGTTAGCTGCCAGTGTCGGCTTCTGGCTCGATCGCACTTTCTTCCCTTATGCACGGCCAGACAGTTACCTGAATGATGATTGGCGCTTAGGCACTGATGAACCAATCGGTGACGTTGATTTCCCTATCGTCAATGGCTATCACCACGTGTTTGCTGCCGCCATGTTGCGCCGGGCGATGATCGTCGCCGCGAGCATCATCGGTGTGACTCTGGGGCTGTAATGCGTCGCACAACCTCTCTATTAATTCTGGGCATTGCAACCGCCATCTGCGCTGGGCCTCTGTTCGCAGCAATTCCGAATTCTGCTCAGCAGCATCGATCCGCGTTGGTGCGTAACGCACGTGCAGTCTGGGGGATTGATGCCCCTATAGCCAGTTTTGCTGCACAGTTCCAACAAGAAAGTGCATGGAATGCCAATGCACTCTCGCCAGTTGGGGCCAAGGGTATGGCGCAGTTTATGCCAGCCACCGCCAATTGGATCGCCGAACAATATCCAGACGATCTGGGCAATGCGCAGCCGACCAATCCCTCTTGGGCTATTCGTGCCTTGGTGCAGTACGATTTTTGGTTATATACCCGCATCCGAGCCGAGAACGCTTGCGAGCGTCTGGCCTTTACCTTGTCTGCCTATAACGGTGGGCTGGGTTGGGTGAACCGTGACAAAACACTGGCTTCAGGCAAGGGGCTTGATCCGCTAGTGTGGTTCGGATCAGTGGAGCGCGTCAATGCAGGCCGCTCCATCGCCAACTGGCAAGAAAACCGTGCTTACCCTCAACGCATCCTGTGGCGCTACGAACCAATGTATGTCGCGGCAAATTGGGGGAAAGGAGCTTGCAATGATTAATCCAGTGTCGTCAGGCAAAACCATATTGATCATGCTTCTGGTTACGGCCATCAGTGCAGCAGGTGCATTCTTCGCAGGTATGCACCAAGGGGCGATAAACGAACGCAGCAAGCAAGCAGAAAGCACCGTACAGAACTTGACATCTGTATTGGATAAATACAAGACCTTGATCAACGACAGCAATGCTGCCAGCAAAGCCATGCGAACTGCGATGGCCACACGCTATGTCTTTGACTCAAAAACTACAGAAGACTTCAAAAATGCACTCGCAAAAAAACAAGCTGATCGCGTTGATTGCCGTTTTGATGCTGGCGTCATGCACCAGCTCGACATTGCCCGTGAGCGAGCAGCCACCAGTGCTGCCAGCGGAATACGTAACCCGTTGCCCACCACCGCCAGCACCAGCGAGCCCTAGTGCAGATGATGTCGCACTGGCGTTAAAAAAAACGTATGACCAGTATGGCACTTGCGCAGGCCGCCTGATTAATCTGGTGGATTGGATGACGAGAAAAAAATGACAGATCCATCAGACATTGCAAGCGAACTCGAACAAGTCGCACGGGACGAAGCTATTCATGCGCAGCGAATGCGCATGGGAATCGCAACTAAGACAGTCGCTGATTCTGCCTTGTTCTGTACAAATGAAGAATGCGGCTTGCCAATTCCACTGAAACGCCGGCAAGCAATGCCCGGCTGTCAGTTATGTATCAGTTGCCAAACCCGAAAGGAACGTTAGTCATGTCAAACGAACTATGGCAACTGGTGGGCTTATTAGTGTCCTTTATGGGCTTTTGCTTTGCTGCCGGGAAAGTGCTGTTATCGCAAATTGACCGTCGCCTGAATGAACGCTTTACAGCAATGGAAGAGTCTCGCGATGCAGCGAGTAAGCATTGGGATGAAAAATTCTCGACAGTCATTGAACAAAACCGCCGTGAAGCCCAGGGGTGGGCGAATCTCGAACGCGACTTCCTGCGATTTCAAGCTGAATTGCCGCTCCAATATGTACGCCGCGAAGACTATGTACGTAATCAGACCGTGATCGAAGCCAAGCTGGATGCCGTGGCGTTAAAAATCGAAAACATCCAATTGAAAGGTAATCAACGATGATGGATCAAGCAAAAATTCGCCGTGAATCACTGCGCTGGTATTTATTGCTGGCACTGTATAACGCCCGTCCTGAAGAGCTATCTGAAGGACCGATTCAAATGACCATGCAATCGATCTACCCGGATGTAACACCGATTGAAGTCCGGCGTGAACTGGACTATCTGGCTGATCGCAAGTTGGTTGATCTGCGTAAAGAACCTTCAGGTCGCTGGTGGGGCAGTCTGACCCGGCATGGTGTGGATATCGCTGAATACACTGTCGATTGCGATCCGGGCATTGCTCGTCCAGTGAAATACTGGGGCTGACATGGCACGTCGCAATAGTGTCGAACAACTGCCTAAGCCTGTGCGCGACTGGCTCGACAACTCTCTGGTCGCTGGCAATTTCAGCGGCTACCAGGCATTGGAAGACGCCCTGCGCGAGCGTGGCTGCACCGTCAGCAAGTCGGCCATCCACCGCTATGGGCAAAAGATAGAGCGCCGCTTTGCTGCCATCAAGGCCAGCACCGAGGCGGCACGCATGCTGACCGAGGGCGCGGCTGACGACCAGGATGCCCGCTCCGAGGCGGTGATTGCGCTGGTGCAGACTGAGCTGTTTGAAAGCATCGTCAACCTGCAGGAGGCATCAGACGAAGACATTGATCCAACTGAACGCATCGCCTTACTCAGCAGTGCAGCCAAGAATATCGCCACCTTGTCCCGCGCCAGCGTCAATCTGAAGAAGTTTCAGAATGAAGTGCGCAGTAAAGTGGAGGCCGCTGCAGCAGCGGTGGATAAAGTCGTCAAGAACGGCGGCTTATCTGATGACGCGGCCGACGCTATCCGTCGTCAGATTTTAGGCATCGCCACATGAGCAATATCGTTGAAAACCGGATTGAGCGCGCACCGGCCGTGCTGCTGCCATATCAGCAGCGCTGGTGCGCCGATCAGTCTCCGGTCAAGGTCATGGAAAAGTCTCGCCGCATCGGCCTCTCTTGGGGCGAAGCGGCGGATTCGTCACTGCTTGCAGCCAGTCAGAATGGTATGGATACCTGGTACATCGGATATAACAAAGATATGGCGCAAGAGTTCATCCGCGATTGTGCTGATTGGGCCAAGCATTACAGTCTGGCCGCTGGCGAGATCGAGGAGACCGAAGAAGTCTTTGTGAACGGTGATGATGAAAAAGCTATCCTGGCCTACGTGATCCGCTTTGCCTCTGGCTTTCGCATTACTGCACTGTCCTCACGTCCATCTAATCTGCGCGGTAAGCAAGGCCGCGTCATCATTGATGAAGCGGCTTTCCATGAACAACTGGCGGAATTGCTCAAGGCGGCAATGGCACTGTTGATGTGGGGCGGTCAGGTTCACGTTATTTCAACTCACGATGGCGTAGACAACCCATTTAACGAATTGATCACCGATGCCCGATCAGGTAAGAAACCGTATAGCGTGCATCGCGTCACCTTTAACGAAGCATTGGCAGAAGGCTTGTATCGTCGCATCTGCCTGCGCCGGGGCATAGACTGGACCGCCGATGGTGAATCCGCCTGGGCAAAAAGTATCCGTGACTCTTACGGTAGTGATGCTGATGAAGAACTCGATTGTATTCCCAAGAATAGCGGCGGAGCTTGGTTATCACGTGCATTGATCGAATCGCGCATGTCGGCCAATACCCCGGTACTGCGCTGGGAATGCAAGGAAGGCTTTGAACTACTCAGCGACGATATCCGCAAAGCAGAATGTAACGACTGGCTCAAAGAAAATCTGCTGCCCTTGCTGGAAGCCTTGCCGTCAGATGCGATTTCATTTAATGGTGAAGACTTCGGCCGCACTGGCGACCTAACGGTGCACGTGCCGTTGATCCAGTGCCAAAACCTGACACGTCGCGTGCCTTTCATACTGGAGCTACGCAACGTCCCATTCCGCCAGCAAGAGCAGATCGCGTTTTATCTGATGGACAGGCTGCCACGTTTTACGGGCGGTGCCCTAGACTCCCGTGGTAACGGCCAGTTTCTTGGTGAATATGCTATGCAGCGCTATGGTGCCAGCCGCATCCACCAGGTCATGTTGACTGAGGGCTGGTACCGCGATCACATGCCACCAGTCAAAGCAGCGCTGGAAGACGGTACGCTGACCGATTTACCGAAAGATGCAGACATTCTGGCCGACTTGCGCGCCATTCAGGTGGTGCGCGGCGTGCCACGCATACCGGACACACGCAGTACCGGCGAAGACAAAGGCAAACGCCACGGCGATGCCGCCGTTGCTGTAGCGCTGTCCTACTATGCCAGCCGCGAATTATGTAAAGGGCCGACTTCTGCCAAGTCACGCCGTCGTCGCAGTGCTTCCCGAATCACGCAAGGATACCAATGAAACAAAAAGGAATATGGGTCAGCCAGAATGAATTCGTGCATTTTGCTGAATCACCCAAAACACTCTCAGAGCAAATAGCTACGCGCAGCCGTAGCATCGATTTTTACGGGCTGGGGATGTATTTGCCTAACCCTGACCCGGTTCTCAAAGCACTGGGTAAAGACATCAAAGTCTATAAAGAATTGCGCTCAGATGCTCATGTTGGTGGTTGTATTCGTCGCCGGAAGGCCTCGGTCAAAGCGTTGGAATGGGGCGTCGATAAAGATAAGGCCAAGTCCATGGTAGCCAAGAATATCGATGCCATCTTTGCGGATCTGGATATCTCACGCATCATCACTGAAATTCTGGATGCCCCTTTGTTTGGCTACCAACCACTGGAAATCATCTGGGGCAAGGTTGGCAGCTATGTCGTACCGGTCGATGTTGTCAGCAAACCGCCCAATTGGTTTGTGTACGACGAAGACAATCAACTCCGTTTGCGTACCAAAGAAAACATGATTCGCGGTGAAGAGCTGCCGCCCGCAAAGTTCCTGGTTGCAAGGCAAGATCCAAGCTATGACAATCCCTATGGCTTTGCCGATTTATCGATGTGCTTCTGGCCAACCACGTTTAAAAAAGGTGGTCTCAAATTCTGGGTGCAATTTACAGAAAAGTACGGCACGCCTTGGTTGATCGGCAAGCACCCACGTAGTGCCAGCGATGCAGAGAAAGAATTATTGCTCGATAGTCTGGAGGCCATGGTACAGGACGCTGTGGCCGTTATTCCGGATGATTCCAGTATCGACATTAAAGAAGCGGCCGGCAAAGCGTCCAGCACCGATACCTTTGAAAGTCTTTTACACTTTTGTCGCTCCGAAGTGTCAATTGCTTTGTTAGGACAAAATCAAACCACTGAAGCAACATCGAACCGCGCCTCTGCGCAAGTCGGCCGTGAAGTCACACACGATATCCGCGATGGTGATAAAGCGATCGTATCTGAAACTTTAAACCAGTTGATACGCTGGACGTGCGAGCGCAACTTCAGTGGCGGAGCCATGCCAGTGTTCTCCATGTGGGAACAAGAAGAAGTCGATAAGGTACTGGCTGAGCGTGATCAAAAGCTGACCCAGGCTGGTGCTAAATTTACCCCTGCTTACTTTAAACGCGCTTATGGTTTGCAAGACGGTGATCTGGTTGAAACACCGTTAAGTCAAAATGATGTACCTGCTGCAGAATTTTCTGAGGAAGACATCGCGCCTGACCAGCAAGCAATGGATAACGCCCTCGATGCGTTGCTGGCTGGGTCAGAATTACAGGGCGTGGCTCAAGCACTGCTCAAGCCTGTATTGAAAGCCATAGGCGATAACATCGCCCCTGATGTGTTACTTGCAATGTTGGCGGAGTTGTATCCGGAGATGGATTCAAACGATCTGCAAGAGCGCCTGGCACGTGCAATGTTTGTTGCCAAAGTGTGGGGGCGTTTGCATGCTTGACCTTGCCTATTGCATGAAGCTGCCACCAGCCAAGGCGATTGCCTATCTGGAAAGTAAGGGCTTTGCCGTTACCTGGGACTGGCAGGAACTCTGGCAAGATGCCCAGGCGCAAGCCTTCACGGTGGCCAAGGTCACACGGCTGGATATTCTGCAAGACATCTTCGACGCGGTAGCAAAAGCCCAGAAGCAAGGTCAGACACTCGCTGCATTCAGCAAAGAATTAACACCGATCCTGCAGGCAAAGGGCTGGTGGGGGCGAAAAGAACACGTGGACGCTGATGGCGTTGTCAGTACAGTGCAATTGGGGAGCCCATGGCGACTGGAGACCATCTACCGGGTTAATCTCCAGACCGCGTACATGGCGGGTCGCTTTCAGGAACAGTTATCCAACGTTGATGATCGTCCCTACTGGCAATACGTTGCCATTCTGGATGGCCGTACCCGTCCTGGCCACCGCGCAATGGATGGCAAGATATTCCGCTACGACGATCCTTTCTGGGCGAGTTTCTATCCACCAAACGGCTGGCGGTGCCGGTGTCGCGTGGTAGCGCTCGCTGAACGGGATTTGGGGAATAGCAAAAACGTCGAGTCGTCAACTGGCAAACTCGGTCAGTCTATGCGCCAGGTATCACGTTCATCCGACGAAATGCGTCCGGTGGCAACCTATCGTGCAACAGACCCGGCAACGGGAAAAACAGTGACCGTGTCGCCCGATGTCGGATGGAGTTACAACCCTGGAGCTGCAGCCTGGCAGCCAGATCCGTCACGCTACACCGGGACCTTAGCGCCATTGGCCAAAAAGGAATTGAAATGAGCATGATCAACATCGCCATCGATGACCAACTATTGCGGCAGGCGATCAGCAGTCTGGATTCCGGCGCGCATAACCTCGCACCGGCGATGCGTAAAATTGCCCAAACACTGGCAACCGAAACTGAAAATAACTTCCGAGCAGAAGGCCGCCCGAAGTGGCAAGCACTGGCGGAATCAACAGTGCATTCGCGTTTGGGTGGTGCAAAGGCATATCGCAAGGACGGTAAGCTCAAGGCCTCTGCGCAGCGTATAAAAGATGGTGGTTTTCGTATCCTGCAGCATACGGGCGCACTGGCTTCATCGATTACAACTGATTCAGATAGTAACCACGCAGTTATCGGTAGCAACAAAGTATATGCCGCGATTCATCAATTTGGTGGTGATGCAGGACGAGGTAAAAAGGTCAGTATTCCCGCACGTCCGTTTCTGCCGATCACCGAAGACGGAAAGTTGCAGCCAGAGGCCGAGCAAGCTGTGCTCGAAACTGTTCTCTATCACTTGCGAACTGCAGCCGGAATTTAAGCGCTCAGGAGCGTTTAAACCGATCAACATATCCAACGCTAACGGAACCGGTGCCGAATACGTCTGTAAAGGCCTGTAAAGCGTTTTTCACACCATCCCCGCATTGAAGTCGTCCATGCAACTACTCCGGTAATTGTTAAACTGGATTAAAAGACCGATTGTCCCGATCACGCGAAGATCTGGGCATGACTACATCGACACCCAAACCACTGCACATTTTTAAGCCCGGTAACCAGACTGCAATGTCTGGTGTCACTCTGGCTTTCTCTGAATCAGATCTGGCCGACAGTGCCCGCGCCTACGATCCTGCCAAACACGAAGCGCCTATCGTCATTGGCCACCCGCGTCATGATGCTCCTGCGTATGGATGGGTTAAATCGCTGAGTTGCACCAATGAAGGTCTGAACGCCGAACCGCACCAGGTCGATGCAGATTTTGCCGAACTGGTCGCTACTGGTCGTTACAAGAAAATCAGTGCCAGCTTCTATCTGCCAGATGCTGCGAACAATCCTGTTCCCGGTGTGTACTACCTGCGTCATGTCGGCTTTCTTGGTGCCCAACCACCAGCTGTCAAGGGCTTAAAACAAGCTGAATTTGCTGATGCCGAAGATGGCGTGGTCGAGTTCGGAGACTGGGGGATGGATACCAATGCCTCCCTCTGGCGTCGCATGCGTGAATGGCTGTTGTCCAAATTTGACCAGGAGACCGCTGATCAAGTGGTTCCGGACTGGGAAATCGAATCTATCCGCGCTGCTGCACGTCTTGACGACGACACTGGCCGCACCGCATTTGCTGACCCTGGCAGTGCAACTTTAAACGCGACGACAGGCGCATCCCCTGTCAATCAATCTACTCAAGAGGAGAATTATGTGAGTCCAGAACTAGCAGCTAAGCTGGAAGCAGAAAACGCCCAGCTCAAACAAAAGCTGGCCACCGCCGAGGCTGAACAAAAAGCCTCAGCGCTCGCCAAGCTGCATACCGACAACCTGGCGTATGCCGAAACCTTGATCAATGCTGGCACTCTGGCACCGAAACATCGCGCTTCGGTCGTGGCTTTCCTCGACTTCACCGAAGGAAACACCACGCTGGAATTTGGCGAAGGTGATCAAAAGAGTAGCTTGTCTGCCGCATTTAAATCCTTTCTTGGCGACTTGCCCAAAGTGGTCGAATTTGGCGAGCACGCGACCAAAGACAAGGTTGGAAGCGGTAAGTCGGGTGATGCCAGCGTTGCCGAATTCTCAGAAAAATCTACTGATCCGGATCGCCTTGCTTTGCACTCCAAAGCCAGCGATCTGGCGGCCGAGAAAAACATTCCCTACGAGCAGGCCGTGCGCCAGCTCGTAGGCCAATAACCCAACATCGTCCATCTCTCAACACTTAAATTACAGGAGTCAACATGGCTGATCGCCTCAGACAACTACGGGTCGTTGACCCGGTACTCACCAGCATTGCACGTGGCTATCGCAATGCTCAGTACATCGGGGAAGCCTTGTTCCCGATCGCCCTCTCCGAAAAAGAAGGTGCCATCGTGCCGCTGTTTGGCAAGGAAGCTTTCCGTTTATGGGAAACCGAACGCGCCATCCGCGCCCGCTCCAATGTCATGACGCCGGATGACATCGACAGCATCGACGTGGTTTTACGTGAACACGATCTGGCCTATCCGGTCGATTACCGTGAACAACAGGAGTCGATGTTTGATGCCGAATCCCGTGCCGCCAAGCGCGTCAAGGACGCTATCGACCTGCGCCGCGAGTGGGCTTGCGCCAGTCTGGCACAAAACCCATCTACCTATCTGAGTGGTGCCAAGCAGATACTGTCTGGCTCGGCTCGGTGGGCCGCCAACGGTGGCGATCCGATCGCTGATGTAGAAACGGGTAAGGAAATCGTTCGTAGCCGTATCGGCATTCGTCCTAACACCATCATTATGGGTGCATCGGTATATCAATCGCTCAAGTTCCATACCAAGCTGCAGGCAGCGCTGGGCAGCACCGAACGCAAGCTGGTCACGCTGGATCATCTGCGCGTTCTGTTCGGTATCGACGACATCCAGATCGGCGAAGCATTGGCCGGCGATGCGGCAACTGGCGATATCTGGGGCGACAACCTGATTCTGGCCTATGTCGCCAAACCTAAGACCGGTACTCAGGCCGATTACGAAGAACCTTCTTTCGGTTACACCCTGCGCAAGAAAGGTTTTCCAGAGACCGACAAGTACGACACCGAAGGCGGCAAGGTACGCAATGTGCGCCACACCGATGTCTACAAGCCGGTGGTGGTCGGTGCCGATGCTGGCTACCTGATCGCTGATATCAACCCTTGATCCAGGTGACGCTATGACGGAAAAAATCAAAGCTACCTACAAAGTGCGCAATATCGATATCAAGCATGACGACCAGGTATATCCAGAAGGCAGCACGATTGAATTGGATGGCGATGCTGCTGGCGCACTGAGCAAATGGTTAGAGCCCATTGCCGAGGAAGCGAAATCCTCGGCTAAAAAGGACAGTGGCGCAAAAACATCGAAAGATAGCGCGCCACAAGGTAATCCCAATAATAAGGACAAAGCATGAAAACCCAACAAGTCATCCTGACCATATCTATCCTCGCCATGGTCGATCTCTCTGCCCGGCGCTTTGTTGGTTTTGACGGTAATGTTTGTGCCGCTGGCACCAAAGCGCTTGGCGTGGTCGAAGCTGGGACCGAAGCCGGTGGCGTCGCTCCGGCAAATGTCAACGGCATCATTCTGGTGGAAGCTGGTGCAGCAATCCCTGCAGGTGCCGAAGTCCAGGTCGATGCGACAGGTCGCGCCATCCCCAAAGCAGCTGGCATCAGTAACGGCTATGCCTGGGACGCCGCCGTCGCTGCTGGCGACCTGATCCGTATCGTGCGCGGCATCTGAGTTCGATATGCGCTATTGCACTCTCGCCGACCTGCAATTATCAATTCCCGGCCAGACCCTGATCTGGCTGTCGAATGATGATGAAGACGCCACTGCCATCAAGGAGGAAGTGGTCGGCGAGGCTGTGCGTCAAGCGGAAGAACTGATCGATGCGTACCTGCGCGGGCGTTATAACCTGCCGTTAGGAAGCAGCTCAGATCCAGTGCCATCGGTCATCAAAGATATTACCGTCAATCTGGCCCGCTATTGGCTTTATACCCGCCGCCCCGAAGGAGCAGATCTTCCTGAAGCCGTTACCCGTACCTATAAGTCTTCTGTGCATTTACTTGAGTCTATTCGTGGCGGCAAGCTGACAATCGGTATTCCCACTGGTGAAGCTGTGCCGGAACCAGGAGAAATCAAGGTTCGTGCAAAGGCACGGCGCTTCACAAGCAGCATGCTTGATCAATACAAATAGGTATTTATGGCAACGCTGCACATTATCGAGTCTGTAGTCGATCGTTTGAAAAACCAGATACCAAAACTGGCGGTCGAAAATTTCCCTGATAAGCCATCGGAATACAGACTCAATCACCCAAAGGGAGCCTTACTCGTCAGTTATGCGGGTAGTCGCTTTGGCGAGACTGAAGATGTCGGCATGGTCGTTCAGCGTCAAATAATCACGCTCTCAATTACGGTCGTGATGCGTCTGTTGAATGGATCTGAGGGGGCAATAGAGGTACTGGATAAAGTGCGGGCAGTTTTAATCGGGTTTAAACCACCTGCCTGCCGCCGAAAAATATGGGCAGTCAATGAGAAATTTCTTGGCGAGTCGGCCGGTATTTGGCAATACGCCTTGGATGTAAATACGGAAAGCATTTTGATCGAAGCAGATGAGGTTGAACCCGGAGCTTTGCTGACGACTATCACAACGCAAGATGAATACAACCGAAACAAGATAAGCAAGATGTCGGATGGAACAATTAATAAAGAGGAGTCCAGTGTATGAATACGAAATACCGTTATACCGGCCCACTGTCTGGCGTCACGCTAGCGAGTGGACAAGAGGTGATGCTGAATCCAGGCGGCGACGTTGAATTGCCGGAACAGGATGAATACACCAAAACATTGTTGGCACTGGGTCACCTGACTCAGATCCCGGTTGCCAAAAATTCAAAGGCAAAAGGAGAAAGCGATGGCCGCTAATTTTCTGCATGGTGTTGAAACCATTGAAGTCGAAAAAGGTGCGCGTCCTATCCGCACCGTCAAGTCTGCTGTTATTGGCTTGATAGGGACTGCGCCGACAGGTGCAGTGAATACGCCCACAATCGTCTTGTCTGATAGACAGGCTGCGCAATTTGGTGGGCAGTTATCCGGTTTCTCCGTACCGCAGGCGCTGGATGCAATTTTCGATCAAGGCGCTGGTACCGTGGTTGTGATTAATGTTCTCGATCCAACCAAGCATAAAACAGCGGTACCAAGTGAACTTGTGGCCTTGACCGGCGACATAGGTAAGACAGAAAAACCAGCCTGGGTGGCGGAAGCGGTCATTAAAAATGAAGCCGGTACCACGACGTATGTGCTGGATGTGGACTACACCAGCAATAGTCTGAGCGGTGAAATTCGCCGCAAGGCTGGGGGCGCAATTGATGCTAACGGAAAAGTCAAAGTCAGTTATGAATATGCCGACCCTAGCAAAGTGACCGCTGCAGATGTGATCGGACAAGTCAATAACGCCGGCAAACGGACAGGCATGCAAGCGCTGCTCGATACCTATAACGCGATGGGATTCTTCGCAAAAATTCTGATCGCACCGGGGTTCTGTACATTGAATTCCGTTGCCAGCGAGCTGATTGTGTTGGCTGGCAAATTACGGGGCGTCACCTTGCTTGATGCTCCGATCGGTACCACATACGAGCAGGTGATATCAGGACGCGGGCCAACTGGCAACATTAACTTCAACACGTCGAGTGGTCGCGCAGTTTTGTGCTATCCGCATCTGAAGGTCTATGACACGGCAACTGACAGTGAGCGACTAGAGCCTTACTCGCAACGACTGGCTGGCGTGATGTGTGCCAAAGACACGGAAAAAGGTTATTGGTGGAGTCCGTCTAACACCGAGATCAAGGGTATCGTCGGTGTTGAGCGCGAGTTGTCTGCGATGATCAATGATCCACAAAGTGAGGTCAATTTGCTCAATGAAGTCGGCATCACGACTTTGTTTAATACTTTTGGCACTGGCATTCGCACCTGGGGAAACCGCTCTGCGGCATGGCCATCGGTAACGCATCCGAAAAACTTTATCAATGTGCGTCGTACCGCCGATATTCTGCATGAGTCAGTTGAATACTCCATGCTGCAGTTCATCGACATGCCGATCAACAATGCATTAATCGATTCAATCACTGAAAGTGTGAACGCATTCATCCGGGTAATGGTTGGGCGCGGTGCGTTACTGGATGGCAAATGTACCTACGACCGCAACAAAAACCCACCAACGGAAATCGCCTTGGGGCATCTGGTCTTTGATATCGACTTTATGCCACCAACTCCGGCAGAACGTATGACGTTTGAGTCCTTCATTAACATCGACCTGATCAAGCAGCTTGGTCAATAAGGGGTAATTTATGTCAAAAATCCAAGTGAACCGTATTGTGAATGCCAATATTTACCTTGAAGGCACTAACATGCTTGGGCGTGCTGAAGAAGTAAAGCTGCCTGATATTACTGCGATTATGGCCGAACATAAAGCGCTCGGCATGGTGGGTAAAATCGAACTCCCGTCTGGCTTTGATAAGCTTGAGGGAGAGATAAAATGGAATTCATTGTATGAAGAATCCGCCGCTGCAATGGCAAACCCATTTAAAACCGTGCAGATACAGTGCCGTTCCAGTATCGAAACGTACACGTCCGGCGGCCGGGTTGAAGAGGTTTCGTTAGTGACGTTTCTGACGGTCATGTTTAAGAAAAATCCACTTGGTACTTTCAAGCAGCATGACAACGCAGAGTTCAGTTCGTCATTTACAGCGACGTACATTAAACAAGTCGTCAAGGGGAAGGAGGTACTGGAACTGGATTATCTGGCCAACGTGTTTAAAGTCAACGGCGAAGACATGCTGGCGACCTACAGGGAAAATATCGGTGGATAGTTAGATACTAAAGCAATCATATTCAAAAACGCCTCAAGTTATCTTGGGGCGTTTTCTTTTAATGCAGTTTAACTGACCTGATAAGCATCGGAACCGACAATAGGACTCCCTTCCTAATAACGTTCAAATGAGGCTTACTATGGATCTGCAATTTCCTTTCACCACCGCTGCTGGTGTCAGCATCACATCACTTGAGTTACGTCGTCTCAAAGTCAAAGATTTAAAAGCCATCGGAAAGCAAGCCGGCAGCGATGAAGTCTTGCTGGAAATTCTGGGCATCAGCCGTATGTGCAACATCATTCCCGAAGACCTGGACGAAATGGATGCTGCAGACTATCAGCAGGTGAAAGTACGATTTCTGGAATACTTGGGTGTCACCCCAGCATCTCCAGTCAGGGATGGGTCTACTAGCGAGGTGGTTCCGGTTTCAGCCGAGTGAGATTGATGGCTTGATGCTGGATGAGTTCAGGGACTGGGTCAAGGAAGCAAGTGTGCAGATTAAACGCGAACACGGCGATGACTGATCAGCCATTTAGCCGCTGCGAATATCCCGGCAATACAGTAAGCACCGATAGCAACCACCGGTCCCAACAACGCCAAGCAAAAAAAAGCAGCCAGTGCGAACACGATAGGAACGCTCCATAACGGGAGCGTTACGACAAGCCACACCAACAATGCCGCAAGAAGCAAAGTGGTTGTTGTCGTGGCGATGATTTCGGCGATGTCGTCAGTGTTCATTCGTTCATTCTAAAACCAGAAAACCCCTTATGGCAAGTGAGTTTTATATAGGCGTCAAGATCGGTGCCACGTTACTGGCCAGTTTTGGTACGGCGTTAGCTGGCTCAAAAACGACCCTGATCGGCTTAGGGAAAGTTGCAGACGATCTCAAGACGCGACAAACCCGCCTGGGTGATGCCATGGCAAAAGCCATGGCACATCCAGCAAGAAACTTGACAGCCCTGACGAGGCAATATGACTTGCTCGGCAAGAGCATCGACCAGGTAAGACAAAAGCAGGTCAGATTAGCTGGACAACTGGCGAAAGGCGACTCTCTCCGGGCTGCAAGAAACGAAATGAAGGGTGAGATGTTTGGCACCTTTGCTACCGCAGCCACCGTCGCGGCTCCTGTCGTCGGCTCTGTCAAGAAATCTGCTGATTTTGAAGCAGGATTGCGAGACATTGCTATCACAGGCAACCTCGCCAAAGATGAAGAGATCAGGTTAGGTGTAACTGTCCGTAAGGCCGCATTGGCTACAAGTCAGTCACATGAGGCGATTTTAGTCGGCGTCAACACCTTGGTCGCAGCTGGTATGAATGCGAATCAGGCAGGCACCTACTCTAATCTGTTAGGCAAAGTCGCCACCGCGACGAATGCGGACATGAAAGATCTTGCTGGCATGGTTTTCTCACTGTCTGAAACTCTCGGAATTAAAGGAGACGAAGCATTAAAAGAGGCATTTAATCGCGCTGCCTATGGTGGAAAATTGGGGCGCTTTGAGTTGAAAGATATGGCAAAAGCGCTGCCTGAAATGACTGCAGCGTTTGCAGCCAAAGGTATCAAAGGGCAGGAAGCGTTGACTCAGATCATTGCCAGCCTTGAAGTTGGTCGAGAAGGTGCCGGTTCGGGTGAGGAAGCCGTTACGAACTTACGTAACTGGCTTTCGCACATGAATACCAAACACACGAAGGAAGCCTACACCAAGGCTGGTGTTGATTATCAGCAGTCGATGCAGAATCTGGTGGCTGGCGGTTATTCAAGTTATGAAGCGTCATTAGAGATCGCTCAGAAATTTATTGCATCACGCGGTGACGGCTTCATGAAACAGTGGAAGGAAGCTGGCAGCAAAGGAGATGAAGAAGCGCAGCGCAAGCTGATGGAGAGCTTTGGGTTAAGCGAAGTTTTCCAGGACATCCAGACGATTAATCATTTACTGGCCATGCGCCAGAACTGGGATAAGTACCAGAGCAATAAAAAGCAAATGGGCAGTAAAGACGCAATGGGAACCATCGATGTCGATTACCAGAAACGTGCTGAAACAGCGAATAAAGCATGGGATCGATTCAAAACACGGGTATCTGATGTCGGCATCACTATCGGTAACGCATTAGTACCGACATTAAAAAGTCTTCTGACGACACTGACACCCATCATTGGGAAAATCGGTGATTTTGCTGAAGCACATCCAGGCGCAATCCGTGCGGTCGTCGGATTTATGACCGCCGTCGTCGGTATGAAGATCGCTACCCTGGCACTCGGTTGGGGTTTGAATTTCTTCGTTAAATCGCCAATGCTCATGCTGGCCACCAGTCTTACCTCTGTCTCAGCGAAGTACACCTTGTTCCGTGCTTTGCTGCTTGGCGGTGGATCACGGCTGGCGATGGTCTTTCAGTTATTCGGAGTAGGAGCATCTACTGCGACAAAACTTGCATCGGGTTTTTCTTGGTTGGGACGCGGTGCCATGACGCTTGGAAGGCTATTGGGTGGCGGACTGTTGAGTGGCATTCGTCTTGCTGGGCAGGCTGTACTTTGGTTGGGACGGGCCATGATGATGAACCCGATCGGTGCGATCATCACGGGGATTGCTGTCGGTGCGTACCTCATCTGGAAATACTGGGCACCGATCAAACAGTTTTTCACCAATCTATGGTCCAGTGTCGATGGCATATTCAAGCGTTACTCGATCTTGAACTATATTTTTCCGGTTGTTGGTGGCGCTCGTTTGATTGTCCAGCACTGGGAAAAAATAAAGACCTTCTTTGGTAACGTTTGGAGTGATATCAGTAGCGCTTTTTCTGGTGGCATTCGTGGCGTTGGTCGTCTGATTTTCAACTGGTCTCCAATGGGCGTGCTCTTTCGATGGGCGAAATCAAGGGCATTCTTTAGTTCAGTGTGGAATGAAATTCGTACTGCCTTCTCTGGCGGAATACTTGGTATCGGCCGCTTAATCCTGAACTGGTCTCCAGTGGGCTTGTTCTATCGTGGGTTTTCAGCTGTCCTGCGTTACTTTGGTATTCAGTTACCGACTACTTTCAGTAGCTTTGGCAAAATGCTTATCCAAGGCTTGGTTGGCGGTATCACCAATAAACTTTCTGCTGCCAAAAGCGCCATTATTGGTTTCGGCTCCGACATAAAGAACTGGTTTGCCAATACGCTGGGTATTAAGTCGCCATCACGTGTGTTCATGGGGTTTGGCGACAACATTGCCGAAGGTGCTGCCATCGGTATCGGTCGATCAGCAAAGCTGGCCAGTGGCGCAGCAAAAAATATGGCGCAAGGTGCTGCGAATAGCGCGGTAAGTGGATCTGGCGCAGCGCGTGGTGCTGGAGCTAAGGGTGGCGACAGCTCATCGGGTATTCACATTCAATTCAGCCCACAAATTACTATCCAGGGCGGCGGTGGCGATGTCGCTGGCGCGGTCACCGATGCGCTCCATTTGTCGATGGAAGAACTGGAGCGTTTGATAAAGCGGGTGTTAAACCAACAACAACGCAGGAGTATCTGATGTACGCAGTGCTTGGTGAGACCGAGTTTGAATTGATTACCTACTTTGATGGAATGGATCTGCAGTTTGGCGCGAACTATGCTGAGCACGCGTTGATCGGTCGCAAGCCTCGCCTCCAATGGATCGGCGATAAGTTAGATGAATTTCAGCTGCAGCTCGTATTTCACTCCAGCTTTTGTGATCCGGAAAAAGAGTTACTCAAATTGCGGCAAATGGTGCAATCCGCAGAGGCACATCAATTTGTACTGGGCAATGGGGATTACAAGGGGTGGTTTGTTCTGGTTGATGCCACTGCATCAAGTAAGCAAACTGACAAAACCGGTTCGCTGATCGCGCTGGAGGCGACGGCAACATTACGTGAATATGTCGAGCCGCGAGTCCTGGAAACACGAAGAGCACAAGCAAAAAAAGCAGCGAAGAAAAAACGCACCGCTGCAGCAAAGAAAAGTAGTACAGAAAAACCTGTGGTGGATGCACGTGACGGCTTTGCAAAAAACGGTAGCCGTGCGCCAACGAAAGGCGGTTAATGATGGAATATATTGAACACATCACGAAGGACGGTGAACGTTGGGATCAAATTGCGCACATGTATTACGGTGATTCAACCAAGATAAGTGCGTTGTCTGAGGCTAATGAACACTTGCGTCTGCAGCCGGTTTTGGTGGGAGGATTGCCGGTACGTGTCCCCATTCTGGAAGAGGAAGATCGGCTATTGCCACAGGATGTACCGCCATGGAAACGTTAGGTGTTGCAGTCCCGGTCTTTGTTCTGACCTACAACCAACGGGACATAACGGCGGATCTGACGCCATTCAAGCTCTCGGTCAGTTATACCGACAACCTCGATGGGGATGAATCAGACAGTCTGGAGATTTCACTTGAAGACAGCGATGGCCGTTGGTGGCAGGCATGGTATCCCGTCATGGGAGACAGGCTCAATTTGCGTATGGGTTATCAAGGCCAGGCGCTGGTAGATTGCGGTGACTTTGAAATTGACGAGATCGAAATTGAAGGTCCGCCATCGACGGTGAGGATTCGAGCCTTGGCTGCCAGTGTAATGAAAGAGTTACGCACGAATCAGGGAAAGGCGTATGAAGACACCACGCTGGCCGGTATCGTTAAGACCGTGGCAGACCGGCAGAAACTCAAAGTGGTCGGAAACGTTGAAGCGATTCCCATCAAGCGGGTGACGCAGATGCATGAAGAGGACATGAAATTCCTCAAACGTCTGGCACAGGAATACGGCTATGCGTTCAACGTGCGCGATGATCAACTTATTTTTTATTCCCTGGAAGAGTTGCGAGCAGCTCCAGGCGTGCAAGTGATTGGCATCAATGACCTGACGCGCTATGCATTCCGGGATAAAGTAAAAGGAACGCCCTCAAGCGCTAAGGTCAGCTATCACGATCCTCAAAAGAAAGCCGTCGTGACATACGAGGTGGCATCTGACAAGAAGGTCGTTGCCAAGCCTTCTGCAGACAGTCTCAAGTTAAATACTCGTGCAGAATCACCCGAACAGGCAAAGAGTAAAGCCAAAGCCGCAATCAACAGAGCAAATGATGAAGCGACGACCGCTACGTTAAGTCTCTGGGGGAATCCGAAATTGGTTGCAGGAATGAATGTTGAGCTGGAAGGCTTCGGGAATTTGAGTGGACGTTATCAAATTTCAAAGTCACATCATAGCCAGGAAAGCAGCAGCGGTTACACGACAGAACTGGAATTGAGAAGAACAGCCATTGCTGCCGGCAATAAAAACAAGCTGAAGGTAGCCAACGTCGAGAATGGGAAAGTGGTATTGAAATGAATGAACTTCAGCAGCAACAGGCAAGTTTTAAATTTGGTGTAGTTTCAGCGATTGACGAGAGCGGTGTTAAAGCGCGTGTCCGGTTCGATGATTTGGATGGTTTGGAAAGTATGTTTCTACCGATAGCCGTTCAAAAATCGTTTAAAGATAAGAGCTACTGGATGCTCGACGTAGGGGAACATGTAGCTTGCTTGATGGATGCGAATGCGGAAAGTGGCGTCATTTTATGCTCGGTATATTCAGAGGCCGATTTGCCACCAGTCACCAACAAAGACAAGCGTCATGTGCGCTTCGATGATGGAACCACCATTGAGTATGACCGCGCCGAGCATCAGCTGACGATCCAGTGCGTAGGTAATATTGAGATCAAGGCCACAGGCAATCTGAGTTTGACCGCAGCACGAATAGATTTGAACTGATTATGCCAGGCATATCCCGCATTACCCAAGACACGGCCGGAGGTACTATTGTTGGCGTACTCGCGCCCAAAGTGTTCGTCAACGGTACACCGATCGCTGTTAAAGGTGCTGCTGTTTCCGGACATGGCCCCGGCGTGCATGGCGGTCCAGTCATGGCGTCTCATTCTGTTACCGTATTTGCCCATCGTATCCCTATTTGCCGGCAAGGAGATCAAGCCAGCTGCGGTCATGCAGCGACCGGTTCAGGCAATGTATTTGCGGGCTAAAACAATTCTTCAACTGCTTTAATATCGCTTATCCGACATTCTTGGCACGATGGTGCCATGACTCCACTCACTCAAATCTCTGCTTCCCATTGGCAACTGGCGCTTAATCGACCAGGTAACGTCGTTACAGATGCAGACGATATTTCCCAATGCATTCAAGTCATTCTGACGACGCCGAAAGGATCAGATCCACTCCGGCCGGAGTTTGCATGTGATCTCTGGCGCTATATCGATGCCCCTATTTCTCAAGCGATACCGCATATTGTGCGTGAAGCATGGGATGCAATAGAAACGTTTGAGCCGCGCATTAATTTGATCAGTATTTCGCCTCGATCAGGATCTGAGCCAGGGCATATCATTTTGCGAATTGTCTGGGAAATCGCTGGCCAGAAAAACCAGACAGAGGTCACGATATGAGTTTACTACCTTTAACCGGACTGGCTGATCCTGAATTTGTTACCCGCGATCCGCAACAAGTGATTGAAGAAATGATCGCGCAGTTTGAGACGCTAACAGATCGCACCTTGTACCCAGCTCAGGTAGAGCGGCTACTGATTAACTTGACCGCCTATCGTGAAAGCATGACACGCGAAGCGATTCAGGATGCAGGCAAGCAGAATCTGGTGTCTTTTGCCCGCGCACCTTATCTGGATTACCTCGGTGAATACCTTGGCTGTCGTCGTTTGGCTGGAGGAAAGCCCCGTACATTGCTCCGCTTTAATTTTGCGAGTCCATTAATCGACAAGATTGTGATTCCGGCTGGTACACGCGCACAGGATGCCGGAGCTGCATTTACCTTTGCCACCATGACCGATGCCACGGCACTAGCTGGCTCAATGAGTGTTGAAGTCTGGGCATCTGCATTGAGTTCTGGCACTCGTGCGAATGGTCTGACTAATAATCAGATTTCTGTTTTGCTCGATAGCTTTGGTGTAGCGGCAACCGTACAGAACGTCAGTGCCAGTTATGGTGGATCTGTCGATGAAGACGATGAACGATTCAGAAACAGAGTTCGCCTGGCTGCAGAGCGTCCAGCTTGCGGAACGTTAGCCGCATATCGCTACCATGCTTTATCGGCGCATTCAGAGTTGCTCGATGTCGGTATCAGCTCCGATCGTCCGGGCGCGGTTCGCGTATCCGCTATGACAGATGCCGGGGCACCTGACAGCGCCTTGTTAGATATTTTGCGGACGCAATTAAATCGAGAAGACATCCGTCCAGCGACAGATGAGGTCGTTGTGATTGCGGCGACTCCAGTCGTTTTTCAGATTGAAGCACGTTTGACGCTATACAGTGGCTCATCCTTTGCCGATGCGCAACGACAAGCACAGGAACGTCTCGAAAACTGGGTAGCACAACTACGTCGCCGCCTTGGTCGTGATGTCGTGCCGTCGCAGATCATTGAATTATTGCAGAGTGTTCAGGGTGTTTACAAAGTCGAGTTGCTATCTCCGTCTTTGCAAACTCTGGGTGCTCATCAGTGGGCGGACTGTTCAACCATCAGCGTAGTGATTGCGGGGATGGCAGATGGCTAACGTCCTGATTCAACCTTCGCTGGCAACAGATCCAAATGTGACCGCATTGGCAAAGCTGGCTGAGCGTATTACTTACCTGGACGTTGATACTGTCATTGCGCATGATGTGCGGAATGTGCCGGCATCGGTGTTGCCACATTTAGCCGACCAGTTTCATATCCGTCATACGGTCGCCTGGCAGCATGCCAACACTACGGCCGAGCAACGTTCGTTGATCAGAACCAGCTTATTGCGTCATCAATTGAAAGGCACATTGGCTGGCTTTCGTTTAGCAGCGAAAGACGCAGGTGCTGAATTGATCGGGGCAATCACGCCACCTGCAAAACTGTTTGCAGCACCAGCGCAGACCGTGGCTGAACGTAATGAATTTGTGAGTCGTTACCCGCAGTTGCGCTTGTATCGACACCGTGTCGTCGGACAACGTCAGGGTGGGATGCTGTCCGGGGCTTTTCTTGGGCGAACCTTCCCATTGATCAGCGATGCGTTGTTACGGGTAGTGCCCCGTGCATATCTCTGGGTTAACGGACAGGAAACAGAATTGAGTGTTGTAGAGCGTAAAACGACTACCGCCACCCATGTGGCCACTACCGTGACGGAAATACGCGCAGAAGGAAAAGGAGGAAGACATTCGTTTTGCAACCATTTCCCACATCATTTAGCGAAGTCAGACGCTGGCAAGCGTATTTACTCTCTTCAGCTTACTGAAACCTATCAGGACAGTAGCGAAACGGTGCAACGTAGCGTGGTACAGCCTGGGTTGAGTGTATTGGAGACACAGTACGATCAGGTAGCGATGCCAGGGAATGCGTCAGGACTATTTGCTGGACAAGTCTTGCATGGACAGATGCAAGTATCAACGGCGCGTGACCGCTTATTTCAGCGCTTATATCTTTTCTCGCCAGATGTCGCTGTCGGACGCCGTGCGGTCGGCTTGCATTTGAATCAGGGGCGCTTATCGATGCCACCTTTTCATGCAGAGTTGGCCGTCAAAATAGTTGGCAACATCCAGCCGACAGCTGTATGGCGCTTTACACATGGCCATCTGGTTCAACAACCGCAAACAAACTTAAATGACTGTCTGGAATCAATGCGCGACGTTGCACGTGCGGCCGACAGAATCTGTCTCGATACATCAATTAATCGCCCGGCCACAGCCGGTGAACAAAACACCGCTGGCGTACTGTGCGCTGGTGCTTGGACCATCAATTAGGAGAACCTATGGAAAAGCAAGTCGTCTTTCGTGACCGTCAGGAGCTGCAGAGCGCAGACCTGAATAACATCCAGTCATACTCTGCAGTTACTTTGCAGCATTTGAGGCAAGATGCAATCTCAAATGCACTGCATTTCACTGGTGGCCTGGTCTCGCCAGTCAGTGCAACTGAAATTACGGTTGATGCTCTTCGGTTTTATAACGATGGAAAAGTCTACGTATCGGAACAGGTGCAAACACTGAATCTGTTTCAATATCTGCCGCTGGTGACGAAGAAATGCGTTGCAGTCGTTCTGTGGGGAAAAGAGACCGATACCCAAGTTGAGCCTCGCGATTTCCTCACCGACCTGACGACAGGTGCGACACAGCCACAAGCTGTTCCGATGCAGCGTTTGAACGCATGCAACATTAACTTGCTGCCTGGTTCTGAATCAGTCGATCCGCAGCCGCCTGTCATACAAACCAATACATTGGCGATCGCCTATATTTATTTGACGGCCACCGGTATCGAACGTATCGAGATGATTGTGCGGGCCCGTCTGCCAAATGTGCGTGATCACGAAGGACGTTTGTTTGAACAGGAAGCCTGGCGCAATTTGGCCGAGCCGCGCATTGCTTCTATTGCGACCGATCTGTCTGCACTGGCAAACAAAACCAGCGATCTGGCCAAGCGCGCCAATGTCATCGAGCTGGCTAACGATATTGCCCGGGTTAAAGCCAAACTCAACTTGCCGAGCGCGTATGCAAGTTATGAGGCTGATTACTTCGGGGACATCAGTAAGACTGATGATCAAGGTGCCGGTTATAGCTCCCAAATTAAGAATGGTCTGATCTTTCCTTTGTCAGCACAAGCGCAGGCAGCGCTGTCCTTATTCAATCCTTACGATGTCGCGATCGCACGCAGCGCGACAGACTTGATCCTGCCTGCTTATGAATCGAAAGCACGCATTCAGACTACTGGCTATTCGGGTGACATTTCAATCAGCCAGTATCAGGTGCAAAGTCAGGTACTCCGTGAATATACGACCACGGTCTGGGACTACCATTACGGCTACAACTACAACTATTACGGTGGTTGGTATAACAGTTGGTACTGGAATTATTATGGTGCCGGATATGGCTGGTCTGGCTACTATGGCTATTACACCAGTCACACAGAAACCACATACCAGCTCGATACAGTCACAACCAGCTATAACGGAGCAATCATTGGCCAGACGCTCCTGGTCTCAAATGCAATGTGGCTGACTAAAATCGGCCTTCAATTCACTCAGGTGGGCGCAACTGGGGATGTTGTTGTGGTGGTCACTGAAACGGATGGTGGTAAGCCTGTACTCGGAAAGACGGTTACCAAAGTGAATGTTGCCCGTGGTGACCTTAAAAAATATCCGACAGAAACTGGAATTGCGGTGCCACCAGTGTTGCTGGAAGCTGGCAAACGCTACGCTATCGTCATCATTACGCAAGGCGATCATCGTGTGGCCACCGTGTCGGGCAATAACTACACTCAGGGAACATTGTTCTTCGGTACCGATGGCGACTACTTCAGCGGTGATCTGACAAAAGATCTGATGTTCACACTGTATGCGGCTCAGTTTCAGCAACCACGTGTTGAGGTGATGCTGAATCCTATTTCATTGGCTGGCGGTATTTCTGACCTTTCTATTTCTGCACCACAGGTTGTACCGAAAGGTTGTGAGCTGACGTATGAAATTCAGGTCGGTGGTAAATGGTACAAACTCGGAGATCCTATTAACCGTCTGGCCAACACTCCCGACATCGTTCCGTTGCGTGCTGTGATGGTCGGTACCAGTGATCTGGCTCCGGCATTCCAATTGGCAAATAACGCATTAACTGCCAGTCGCGCCGGGATAGGATTTACTCACTGGTCTAAATTACGCAACCTGGCAGCAGCGACGAGCAGCGTTCAGGTGCAGGTTGTTGTTGCTCAGTGGGATCAGGCCAATCACACACTCGCTTGCACACTGAAGTCCGGTGGCTCATCTCTCACACCAGTAACGACCATCGTCAAAGATGAACCAGATGGCCAGGCAAAACGCTTTATCTACACGTTCACACCAGCAGGCGTGACAAATTACCAGATAAAACTGGTCGGTGGCCGCAATGCCGCGTCAGCGCCGTTTGTTGTTGTCGAGCGTACCGATATCGCCAGCTAATTCATTGATAGGGAGCTTTGTAATGAACTTGAAAAAAATTGAAGATGATCAGCAGTACCAGGTGCAGTTGAAAGAACGCGTCGAGCTGTTTGGTCAAGTAATGTACCCAGGACACGACGTTGTATTGCGTGGTGACGTACTAAAAACGGTTTTGGACAAGGTAAGCGATGCCAAACCGGTTTGATAAATACCGCATGAGGGATGGAATGACGCTGCTGTCCGAGCGTTATTTCAATCCCATCTGGCAAGATCTTGACTTGCGGCTAGCGTCGATCGAAGAGTTACGCGTCACGTGGGAAGAAGTTGTACGGACGGTGACTGATTTTGGCTTGGTGCGCATGAATGAAGTATTGGCCCCCGCTTTTGATCAGATGAACCAGAACCTCGACAGCGCGGCGAGCAAATTACTTGAGATCGAGAACAAGCGTCAGGCAGCGATCGCCGCCATTACGACACTGCAAAATGCCATTGCGAGCTACCAGGGCGATGCGGAAACCCATATCGCCGATTGGAAAGCAGCTACGTTGGCCAGCTTTGATGTCTGGAAAAGTGCTACATGGGCTGATTTACACGCATGGGAAGCAGAAATGCAGGCATGGAAAGCGAATCTGCAAAGTGATTTTCTGCAGAACGTGTCCAAGCCTGCCTCTATGGGAATGTTGTATGACGCTCAGGGACGTGCTCAGACCATCACTGAGACCGTCGCCGGCAGTCAGCGTACAACGACCATCAGCTACAACCTGGACGGAACGGTGGCTAGTGTTGTAATTACTTATGCTGGCGTGACGCGAACCGAAACCTATAACTATACGAGCGGCCGCCTGACAGGCATGACCGCAACAGAGGTGTAA